TTGCGCCACCGCCCCATATTGGTGGGGCGGGTTGGATTTGCACCAACACTTTTCGGGATTTACAGTCCATATAATGAATTGCTGTATGGGTCTTAGTGCGAAGTGACGGGCTCGAACCGCCGACCCTCACGGTGTAAACGTGATGCTCTCCCAGCTGAGCTAACCTCGCATAAATCTGGCGTCCATATAATTATGTCGGTAACGCGCCGCCAGAAGCACGGCTACATTTTCTATCAGTAAGTACTCACGTCATGTATTACTCTCTTGCGTTATTATGCTTTATTTCATCCTCAATTGGTATATCGTTTCTCCAATTGAGGCGTAATACTACCGCCACCCTTCCGCGCCTTGTAGCCACAGCCATATCGGGTGGATTCCGTTCTTTCTATAAATATTATATCAAAATTTATGTAAGAAGTCAAATAGTATCCCACCCGAGATTTGAACTCGGAAAATCCAGAACCTTAATCTGACGCGTATGCCAATTCCGCCAGTGGGACATATTGGCGCCCGCGAGAGGATTTGAACCCCTGCGCCGCTCATCACGACCTCTTTGTTTTCAAGACAAATCTCTTCAGCCAGACTTGAGTACGCGGGCATATGGCGCGGAATCTCCACGCCGTTAGGTGGACCAAGGCCTCGCGGCCAGCCCATTAATGGAAGATGTTGAAAATATCATTAAATAGGGTAGGAATATCACTGACATCCTTGGTAGAGTAATGATAGCTGCCATACTTAGAACAGAAAGCCTCTAGCTCCTTCTTATAGGCAGACTGAGCTTCGTTCATAGCCTTGCGTGCGGCTTCAACCTTGTCCGCGGCAGCCTTGCGTTCGGCCGCAATACGCTTCTTTTCATATTCTTCCTTTTCCTGCTTGGCGATTAGTTCGCGCTCAGCAGTTAGACAATCATTAGCATTGTCATAAAACTTCTTGGTTACATCACTGTAATACTTCATATAAGTTCCTCTCCTTATAAATTTTATTACATCAGGTAGGAGTTCCTTTCCTCCTCCTGATGTAATAATTATAGCATAGTTTTTATTAAGAGTCAAATATTAGATTTCTTTCCAACCGGCTGGGTAAGCAGCGGGAGACCAAATATTATTCGCAATAACGCATTCATAAGTTTTACCTTCAAAGGTAACTTTATCGCCTATTTGATAAGCATTAGTGCTATCAGGTTGCTCCCATTCTGGAATAACTTCTGGGTCTGGGATTAAAACTTTAGCCCATAGGCTGGGCGCTGAAATCGGAGTCCAAGTTGGTTGCGCTATATGGTCTTGAAGACATTTGTATAGTATATTTTGAAAGCGCACTCTGTCGCCTACTTCATATTTTGCGCTATCATTCCAACGCGGGAATAATTGAATTGCTTCTAAAGCATCAGCATCATCTAATGAGACAGATGCTTTTTCAATTAGCGGGCGGAGTTTTATTGCCAAATCAGTTAAAGTAGCCATTTACTCCACCCCCAATAGTATTTTTACCGCGCTTAATTCATCTTCAAGCTCGCTAATAGTTTTCGCATTTTCAGAAACAATGAGCTGAATATATTCATCTTTAGTATAGGCAACATAATCATATTCGTAGCCAGTTAAAGTTTTATCTTCAATTAGTGTTTCATAGGGTTCAATATTAGAAGCTACAAACACATAATTTTGAGCTAATTCAGTTTCTTGGGGAAGTTCAGAACTACGCACTTTACCATAGTTAATCATTATAATCAACCTCCCATTTTTGTATGCCAATTTTGATAATTAGTATTATATGTAGAATTTTTTGTTGGGATATACATTAAGCGCGCATTGTAAGATGTTGAATAATAATTGTATCCACGGTCGCAACTATAATAGAATGGGCCATCATACATATCAAATGAATAAGTGCCACCAATACCAATTATAGAAGGCACATTAAAATTAGTCATAGTCCAGAAATTGTCTCCTACTGGTAGCGCGCTATTAGCATTATTACATTCCGCGGGTAAATAAATCCAATCGTAATCTTCATTGCCATATCCCATAGCAGAAATCCAACTTGAGTTAGTAGCAATATTAAATCCAACATTAGAATAATTATTTAAGTTTTCTGGATTGTAATTAAAGTTATTAGCAATATATGGAGTTCCAGTTTGAGTAGAACTATCTCCCAAAACGCCTATGCCGCCAATAAAGCACCAAGTGTTGCCCCACCAGTTTTCATAGCCCCTATACGACATTGCACGATAGCCAGTGTTTGAACTGGTTGGCATTTCGCCGCTCATATTACCTAATGTGGCTGTTAGTCCTGTATTTTGAATGGCAGTCGCCTTGCTAATACCTGCGCCAATCGCTGATTGGCCATTAAGTGTGGCATATTCTACCATTAATAGCATTTGATTAATACTTTCTACGCCCATGTCTGTTATATGCCAGTTATCACCTTTATTAGTTGCGAGTTGTTCTGCTTCTATAATAGTAAATTGCGTAGTAGGTTTAGATAAAGCACAAGAAGTTAAGTAATCATTATTAAAATCAATATCAGAGCTATTATTTCTATTAATAGCACTTATAGAAACATCGTATGTGCTGCCTTCATAAGCAGGTAATAAAATATAATCTAATATATCTCCCGCTTCATTTTTAAAACGAGGATGTAGTTTAAATCCTGATTGTGCTTCTTCGCTAATAAGCAAAGTTTCTTTTCTAACTATTTTTCCTACTACATTATTAACGGATTTATTAATTGTGCGCTTGTAATAGAATTTTGGCTGATATATCATAACATCGCCATTACTACCATCATCAGCATAATTGCTATCACCATACCAAGCAGTTATGCGGCCAGAACTATCTACATTACAACGCATACGGCCACCATACATACTGAATTGATTAAAATCTGCACCTGGAGTAAGATTTATAGCATCTTCACAACGAGTTACAGTTTTATTTTCATAATCAATTATTACACCAAGAGTTGCGTTGGTAATAATTGGGGTCACACTGCCGCCATCTATTAATGCTTGTAAATCACTCTCTGAAATTGAACTGGAGGTAATAGAGCCATCACTATTAACCTTTGTAATTTTGCCGCTATTTTGTGCTCCAAGATTAATTGTAGCGTTATTTAATGCTTGGGTAATAGCTTTTTGCGTCATACTTCCGTCTTCGTTATTACCAGTAGAAGTGTAATTTTTCATTACATCATATGCTTGTTGCGTGCCTTTTTTGCGCACGCGAACTTTTTTGATTTTAGTTGAAGATGTATTGCTATCAATTACATCCACATCCGAAATTTCACTAGTTTCAATAGAAGATATTGCAGTTTGTATTTTAGCATCTATTGTGCTATCCATATCTTCAAAAGTCGCTGCCGCCGCTTGTGCGTTTTCTAGAGCTGCTTGAGCGTTTTCATTATTTGTGTTTGTTTGTTCTGTAATTGTTTCTATATTATCAACGGCCTGTTTAGCATCATTTACTGCTTTTTGAGCTTTGGCCGCGTAGGTATCTATTTGTCCTTGCGGAGTCATACTTTTAGCAAGTATAATATCTAAAATATCCATATTTACCTCCTTATGAACGAATAATTTTTTATTTAGTTGTATGTCGTATTTTGCCGCCGTTTTGTGGAGTGTTTTACGTTAATGGGTGTATAAAGATTAGGCGAGGCCGCCACTTTAATCGGCTGTATCATCTTCTAATTATCATAAACAATCACTGGGTTGCCATAGGAGGCGTTGGCAGAGTATTGACCAACAAGCATTCCATTAACGTTATCATACTCTATCGTTATGTAGTTAATGGTATCATTATTATATCCAGACCCAGAAAAACCGTTATTCATGTAAAAAATGGCACTGTAATCATTTGAGATATAGTAATTTGTTGGTGTAATGCAACTAATTCTTGTTTCATCTTCAACCGTAACACGTTCTATCATTCTCAAAACTGCATTGTTTTCAATACAACGCATGAGAATGTCGTCAATCTCTGCTTTAGTCATTACCCTGCTTTGTTCATAGTTATACGGTATATAATAATCCGATGGCGGCTCATCAGCATTTGGGAATGATTTTACATCCAAAGTCACAATGCTACCGCTGCCAGAACCACCGCCAGAGCCGCCACCACCCGCGTTTCCTACACTAGAAAAAGGTATCCATTCTTTGCTAGAATTAGCCATATAAACTCCCATAGCATCACCGTCATCCTTTAGCACCACCGCGGTAGAACCTAAAGTAATTTGGTCTTTTGGTATGGCAGTTAAATCGTTTTTGGTATCACAATAATGTTCGTAGGTTACAACATTGTCTTGTGAGCCTCGTTTTGTCATTACATTCATTTATATCATCTCCTTGTAGAGATTTTGTTATTATATTATCAGGCGCAATGGTGTGCTAACCGTTAAGCGTAGTGGGGATTAGAGGTTTGTGTCCAGTTGTCAAGCGTCAGGCGTGTATGTTTGGATAACCATCTGGAGAACTCCGCCCATTGGGCCGTTGGGGCTTTCTGGGCGGGAAGAATTATTTGGGCCTTGAGTGTGAGTAGTAACAGAACAATTGTTAACCTTGATGCTGATATGTATTTTCAGTTATACCAATAACCAATTCATCATTCTCTACATGAAATGAAGTAAAGACCTGTACAACGTCGGAATCAGACACATTTATATGTGAAAACACAATATTACTTATTACGTTATTGGATATATCTATTTCTGTACATGAGTCATAAGGAATACCAGAAAGTCCTTCAAAATATTCCCCCGCATACACAGTATAACCATTTTCCACAGCCGCCGTAATCTCACTCCAAGTTTTATCAGACACATAAGCTCCTTTACTTTCGTCATATTGTATCGTTATAAACATTACGCCGCCTGTGGAACCGCCGCCGCCATTTATCCATTTTTGTGTCGTAGCATCATAAGTAAGTGTTTGCCCATCAGTAGGATTTAATACTTCCACATCTAACAAATCCATAAGTGAAGAAGCACCGCTACCACTATCTCCACTTCCTGCGCCCATCGCAATAGAGTTCCATTCTTTATTACTATTAGCCATATATACCTCCATTCCGCCATCTTCTCCATTTATAACTATACAAATTGAACCCAAAGTAATATAATTAGGGTCTATATTAACCATATCAGCGGAAGTATCACAAATATGTTCGTAAGTTACTATATTATCTTGTGAGCCGCGTTTAGTCATAATATTCATCCTATAACCTCCCTTTCGTTTAATAAACGAGAGCAATCTTCGCCTCTAAAATAAGAAGTAAGATTGCCCTCAATCAGTTATAGTGTTTTTATTCAGTAATTTGTTGCCAGCCCATAGGATATGCTGTTGGAGACCATACATTGTTATCAATTAAAGATTCATAAATATTTCCTTCAAAAGTTACGCGGTCTCCAGTGTTATAAGCGGAGCCAGCATCTGGTTGCGTCCATTCAGGAATTTCTGTTTCTGATTCTGATTGACTCGCTTCGCTGTCTGAAATCCAAGGTGCGCCTACAGCTCCAGGCTCCCATACATTATTATCCGCAGTAGAAGTCCAAATGTCACCATTGTGACGGACACGGGCACCATTTGCGTAGCCATTAGTAGAATCTGGCTGAATCCAGTCATAGATAATATTTGGGTCTGGATTAAGTAGAATAGCAAATAAGCTGGGTGCTGCATCTGGTGTCCAAGTATCTTGTGAAGTATGAGCGGTAACAACCTTATATAGTCCTTGACGATAACGAATACGGTCACCAACAGCATAAGACACTCCAGATTTCCATTCTTTAAATAGAATTGGGTATTCTGCCGCGGTTTCGTCACTTAGTGCGGCCGCAACTGCGTTTAGTGAAGTGCGTAGTTCTTCTACTTCTGTAGTATTATTTACACCTAGTTCATCGTAAATTTCATCAGCTTCTGTGCGGGAATAGATAATTCCTTTTTCTTCATATAGACCAAAATATTCCATTGCTTCTTGAATACTGTCGGTTGGAGTATAATTTTCGGTTGGAGTATCTCCTCCGAATGCGACAATTAGACCTGCTCGGTCGTTTGAATAAACTTCTTTAATAAATCCCATAGTGGTTGCCTCCTTTTATTAGATTGGTTTAAACCATAAATCTCCTGTTTGTAAAGCAGTTCCATTAGCTCTTACGCTAGGTGTACCCGCGTTATATAATACATTGTTTGTTGTATATATATTAAAATCTCCATTTGTTGTCGCGTTTACTTTAGTAGGCGGAAGTGTATAAGTATCATAATATGCACTCCGTGTACCGCTATTATTATGTGAAAAAATTCTGAAAGACATTAAGCAGCTGAACCTAGTATTATTACTTAAACGCTTCCCTGGGACTTGAGCGTAAATCATTCCCCAAGTGTTGGCAGTCTCTATTGAATAATTACTATCTGTATATGCGTTAGAAGAAAAATATAAGGACGGCCACATCGTGTTACCACTACAACAAACTTGTACTTTTCCATTGCCATCAACATACACTGGTTGGCAGGTATTACCAACACCACTTGTGTCGTTATCTTTATGCACAAGCCTAATACTTAATTTTTCTGTTCCAGGTGAAGTTTCTTTCGGGGTTTGACATAAAAACATCGTTGCATAATTGTCATACATATCAATGCCCCAGATGCTTTTTGTATCATCGGAATTATACATATATAATCCATTTTGTTTAAAAATCATAGCAACTCTTTTATTTAAAAATGGTTTTTCGCCTTGACTTGATGCTTCAACAACCCCACTTATTCCAAAAAACTGGGTCACACCACTATAATTGCCAATTTGAATATCTGCTGTTGATGAGCCTAATCCTAAATTATCTTTTGCGCCGGCTGCTGTGCTTGCGCCAGTTCCACCCTGTGAAATAGGCCATACTGTATTTGTTCCTCCTGAAAGAACTGGTATATTCCATATTATTGAGCTATCTGTTCTATTATATAAACAAATGTGGCCGTTGTCTACAATAAAGTCTACTGTTTTATTGGCATAGGTAGTGTTAGATGGATTACTGGGCACAGTAATACCCCAAATACGGCTTGCTGTAGAAAAATCATTTCGTCCATCAGGAATGAAATACGAAGTACCATTGTTTGAATGATAAAGAGTGCTGCCTGATATAGACGCGGTAGAACCATCTGACTTTATTAACCAGCCGCCACTGTTACTATTAAGTCTAGTATCCCATAATCCAACATTAGTATCAGTTGCTCCATATCCAATTTTAAGTTGTCCGTTATTTCCACGTGAGAGTATAACCTCGCCCACTTGGCCACTGGTATTTTCTACAAAAATTTGTTGCCATTTGTAGTTACTTGAGCCTAAAACATAACTACTGGTCGCATTTGGAAGTAAATTTCCGTCTATATATCCGGCATTGTAATGCACTGTATTACTACCATTTACTCTTACTATATATTTTGCCGCGGCCTCGCCATTCTCGTAAGCCCATAAACCTCTATAACCATTACTATTAGCAAATAAACTAATAGAAGTATCTGCACTTCTTACTCTACACGTATTATTCGCGGTAGAACCAGTAAAACCAATCTCAAACACATCAGGAGTATAAACAATGCCATCACCCTTTCTAGCAATTATCCATTTTTCACTTGCGGTATAAGTTGTACCGTTATAGTAGCCTTTTGAAAGGATACCTTGATATTTGCTATCTCCTGATATACCAACTTGCATCAAAGTACTAGTAACTACGGCATTACTTTGGAAATAGATAAAATTAGCTACTGAAGTAGTTGATGTTTTTATAAGGCTTACAAGACCATTGGCCACTACATCGCCAGATATGGTCAATGCTCCATTTATTTTTGTATTGCCACCTGTCATAATACTTCCGTCACTTGTTCTAGCAATTACCCATTGTTCGCTTGAAGTATAAGACGTGCCATTATAGTATCCTTTGGAAAGTATGCCTTGATATTTATTATCTCCTGATACACCGATTTGCATTAAGGTGCTTGCTACTACAGCATTATTTTGAAAGTATATAAAATTAGCTACTGGAGTAGTTGAAGTTTTTATAAGACTTACAAGGCCATTGGCAATTATATTTCCAGTAAATGTATTATTACTAGAAAAAGTATTGGTAGCAGAAATAGTATTAGTGCCTCTTAATTTTACATATGTATCAGTTATAACTTGCCCACTACTATCTGCTGGCGCGGACCAGTATGTACTAGTTCCGTTAGATACTAATACTTGATTGGCACTACCAGGTCCATAAGTAGTACCATTAGAACTTGTAGGTGCTTTTATAATTTTAAATTGTCCTATATCTCCATAAATAGTATCGGTGGCCCTTAAACTGCCTGATACCACTGTATCTTTCAATTGCGCCATAACGAGCCTCCTTATATTTCAATTATATTTGACGCAGATAAATACTGCGAATTTAATTTTGCATTGCCTTTAACAAGAGTTATTTTTAAGTTAGAAAGAGTTATTGTTCCAGTAGCATAATCAGTTCTAAAGCTAAAACGCGATTTACTATAAGTTTCAAACCAACTTGCAGGTATAGTTATCGTTTTAGAAATATGAGTTGATCCAGTAGAATTAGCGGTCATTAATTGTGTTGTATTAAACCCTCCATGGCTATTATCAGTAAAATAATTAGTTCCAGACCATTGAAAAGCATCTGCAGACACTACAAAATTATTGCCTTGTGTGCGAGCACTAAATGTGCCGTTATTATTGGGGGTTATATTGGTCCAAGAAAGATCATATTCTAAATGAAATTGCACTGATTTACCGCATTTATAAAATTTAGAAACATCTATTTCTACTGAACTCGCAGTTGAATTATTAGCCCCAGTAGGGTTATAACTCCATCCACTTGTTTCATTAAACAGAAATTCTTGTTCAAAGAAATTTTTATTTTTTAATATTCCAGTTTGTAATAACTTAGGTTGTTCTAATGAAAATTCTTCAAATTCAAATGAATGTACTCCACCTAAGTTATCAATTCTCATACTTGTATTATACAACAATTTTATATCTTTGTCAAGTAATGGAGTACAATAAATGCGAAAATCACTTATAGAAAAATTAGAAGAGGCATAAGTCGTTGTATTATCCCATCCATTTATATAAATTGTAGTACCACTAATACTTTTATATGTTTTAGCTTGCCCCCACAACGCTCCGTCTAAATATACTTTACAAGTGTTGCCATCACCTGTCATTACATAGTGATGCCAAACACCAGTTGTAGGAGCAGTAACTTGTGTTGTAGTTCCAGGAATATATAAAGGATTATTTGAACTATCTCCTGTATTCCATAATTTTCCTTGATACATACCATTTAAACGAATACCGTCTTTAAATCCCCACTGCATTGGTGATGTAGAGGAAACTTTACCCCACCAAGCAAATGTATAAGAATCTCCAAAACCACTTGTTGGAAAATTAGATATTTTAATTTTTTGGTTTGTTGCAGAAAAATGGGTACTGGAACTATAACGGGGCGAATCGGCTTGCAATGTAATATTATTTATAATTTCTCCATTATGTCCGTAGCCGCTACTATCTTCAACTATAGTAGTATCAATTCCTAAATCTTCAGACGCAGGAGACCAATTTGTCGCGGCTGTTCCTTCCTCAATTTTACAATTTCTCATCCACACATTTACTTCACCAGTATATGCTTCAGGTAGAACACCACCATATACAAACGCACGAATTGCAGGATAATTATATCCAGTAGATGTTGCCGCGGATGGGAAAGTAATTTGCGTAATTATCTTTACCCAAGTGTTAGCAGCAAGGGTACCACTATGATTTTGTACGTAAGAATAAGTTATACCAGTTAAATTTCCATTACAACTGACATTTGTAATATCATCAGTATTGCGGCAGCCCGCCCAGTAATGCATTGGAATGTTACTAGCGAGTTTTACATCTTTATCAAATTTTAATTCCATTTGGTAAGTATATGTTTTACCAAATTCACAAGGTGCTACAGTATTTGTAGTAATAGATGGTATATATTTATTATTTGATATTGTTCCTTTATAATGAATAACATTTCCTTCTAATTTTTCTATAGAAAAATTAGTATAAGAACCATTTTTTATCCAACCATAACTATTAGAGTCACCAATTTTATTAGCACCTTGTAATAAATTTATTCCACTGCCGCCCATAGGTCCTTCTAATTTATAGTGAAGTACAAGCCCTTGTGCAATCTCATGAACTTCCGCGGCGGAAAGACAATGGTCGTAGATGCGAACGTCATTTTCACACATGTCAGTACCACTATCACCTATGTAAAAATCACCGCGGCAATAATGAGTAGTATCAAGATTTGTTGCACTCCCTTGTAAAATACCATTTAAATAAAAATTTACTTTTCCAGTCTCATAGTCAAATGTTGCAGCAACATGCGTCCATTGACCAGGCGTAAAAGATTTACCTGAAATTGATCCGCCCTTATACCAAGTTCCTACATAAGTGCAGTTAGTATAAAATTCTTGTCTTGAATATTGTTCTGTCGTTCCATCTGTACTATACCATCTAATTCCATCTAACCACTGAGTTTCCCAAGCAGTATTAACTTTAACCCAAAAAGCATAAGACATTTGTTTTGCGCCAGCCATTGGAGAACTATAATAGTTAAGTACAATAGGCTGTAATTCAGTTAATGTTAGCGATTTAGCACCAATTTTTCCTTTTGTAGCCCAGCTATTGCCAGATGTTAAATCAAAAAGAGCAATATCTCCGCATCCTTTATTTTCAAAACTCCCTAAAAGAGGGAGCCATATACGTAATGCCATATAACTCCCTCCTTATGCGAATATAAAATCAATGGATTGATCTGTATTATTCCATTCCATATGAGCTTTTTCAGTTCCATTTAAATTCAAGCCCACTTTAGGTGCGCTTAACAATCCATTGTTTGTATATGTGTATTGATAGGAATTGGTTGTGGGGTTGGCGTCTTGGGTAGTTGCACCAATAAGATATAATTTTGATGTGGAATTAGTAGAACCTGCGGTATTTTTAGTATCTGCGTCTGTTGAATTAATAGTAATAACGCCATTATTATTCGCTGTAACAGTAGTTGTTCCGCTGCCTGTTAATTGGAGTGTATTTCGTTTTGTATAAGTAGAGCCTAATTTATCGTACAAATGCACATAAGTTGAAGTGTTAGTGGTGGCGGCATTTGCATAAGCGCCTCCAGCAGTAGCATTGACATACAACTGTGTTTCTGCGTTAGTGTTGTCAGAAACGGGAATTGTAACTGTTGCTTTATTAATTGCTGTAACGTGTCCCGCTGCGTCTATTGCAATTACAGGAATATCAAAAGTACTACCATATGAAGGAGTTTGATTGGCAGTTGGCCCAGTATTTGTTATTGAAGTAGGTACAAAGTGTGCGATTTTTAATTCATCATTGCCGGCTGTGCCGCTATTCGTTCCCGCAAGCACAACCCACTTATTTGCAGCAGTAAATTTTAAATTTTCACTATATGAAGAAGCTTCCACCGCGTTTGTATTGCCCGATAGAGCTGTATCTATTGACGCATTGTTCGCGGGCGTAATTTTGCCATAGCCTGGGTCACGGCTATTTGTATAACTACTTGTAGGAATTGTGCCTGACAATTTTGTAGCATTTAGCGTAGAAGCCGCCGTTA